AAAGACCTGTGGGTGGGGGAGAATTTAAATCCGTGTCTTGCGGAGCTGAATTATGTATTGTGTTTACAGCACTGTAATCATAAATGGATCCCACACGTTGTGATAAATTTTTAAAATAATTGCAAGCGGATTCACATTGTCTCATTAAATCGGCAATTTTTTCTAAGAAATCTTTATCTTTATCTATGGGCAAATTGCGATTAAAATTGCGTTTTGGATCATATTGCTTCAATCGTTCTGAAAGATTATCTGTTTTTTTAAACGTATCTTCTACTTCTCTCTTAAGAGTATCTTTTACATCAAAAGGCAGCTGATCAATTTTTTTTCTGTAAAAAATTAAATGTTCTGTAGTAAGAGAAGGAGCATCCAATAAAAAATTTTTCATGAAGTCCCTAGAAGCTCCTAATGTATCAGGATCTGTAGCTATTTTTTTCCAAAGATAAGCTAAATTTATTTCTGCTGAAAAATCTTCCAATAAATTGCAGAGATCTGTGTTATCCCTTATAAAATCAGAATTATCACCTATTGCAATAGATTCTATGAATTCAGGAAATCCAGTATTAACTATCATAAATCATTATCCTTTCAAAAGATTTTGTATATTATCAGCTTTTACACTAGTGTTTGTATCTAATAATTTATATGGTTTTATAGTTTCTATTTTGTTAATATAAGCGTTTTCTACGAAAATGTGTTTGACTGATGTAATGAGGTGTCTGCCTAAGTTATTAAGATCAAAATTTCTATCTGCATCAATATTTTTATCAAATTTTAACACATCTACGAAGGTAGCAGACTTTCTTGCGGTTGATCCCCTTGTTTTATAAATGTATGTATAATTCAAATTTAATAAATTTGATAATTTTTTAATCTCAAATTGTCTTTCATTCATTTCAGGAGGCAAAGACGATGTCACTGTTTTCCAAACATTTGACATATGCCCGGTACTTTGCGGCATAATAAAATTTTGTTGTAAATTATATGATGAAAACAACGGTTTAAATGGTTCGACAAAGCATTTATTATATTTTTCTATGATTGCATCTGGTGCTAATGCTTGGGTATTATATAAAAATGCGCCATGTGCTCTTGAATATGACGAAATAGCTTCTTTTGTGAAAAATTTTAATATTAAAGATGCATCTGGTGATTCAACATACGATTCTTGAATATTTGAGTCTGATCCACCTAACCCAAATAAAATAATATCCGAATATATCTTAGATAAATGATTATAATCTATATTAGATTGTGTTTCTTTGTATGTACCTTCCCCTGCATTTGGTTGTCTGCCGAATCTTAATTCACCTTTACAAAATAATTCATTATTAGTAAACAAAGTTTTATATGATATCAAAATAAATTTTTTTTGTATTCTATCATATCTGAGAATGCATGGGCTATCATTGTGTACATGAAACTGCATCGCATAATTTAAAACGGCAATATATGGTACTGGACCGGCTGGTGTTATATCTATGTTTATACAACCGTCTTGTTCTAAAAATTCCTTACCTGATGAGTCCGTTAAAAATATACCCTGATCCATCTCTGTACATACTTCAGATAATATATCTTTTATCCACCTACCTGTTGGCTTTGTATTAAACGTATTTTCTGAAAGGTACGAACCAGCCCCACCTCCATTAAAAAAAGATTCTGTTAATTTATATTCTTTTGCTTCGACTAATTTTAATCTTTTGCAAATTGAATTTTCATAATTTATATCGACACAATCAGTGATAATAAATTCAAATTTTAAAACAAAATCATCATTAGTTAAAGGCAATATAGCATCTTCATTTGAAGCTGGTAATATTGTTAATATTAACATATCTCTACCATTGCCTAGATATGTATATTCTTTGTCAAAAAATGATGCATCATTTTTAACTATCATCTCTGCTGTATGAAATGGATGATGTATGTTATCTACTATTTCAATATAACGGAATGCATTTCCTTTTAGCATTGTTGCATTGCCCGAATCATCTAATGCCACTAATGAAGCACAAACAAAATAATCACTACCATTATATTGGTATTTAAATTGTTCATGATTACTGCTTATGTAATTAGATATTGGCATGTTTATTCTCTATTTTTTAATGAAGCCAAAACAGAAGATATATATTCTTTTTTAATGACCTTAATTACTGATCCTGGTGTTAACAATTTTAAAGAATTTTGAATATTATTACACAGCAATAACAACCACCATAGGTGTATTGTTCCATACACATTGTGACTTATTGTGGTAAGTGGCAATAAATCAGGCACATTATAATAATCAAATACACTATCATCTATATTTTCGGACAAAGTAACTTTTTTTCCTATATTATAAAAATAATATGAATCACCATTTTCATTTGTATCTCTATACATATTGAAAATGTTTTCGTAATATTCTTTTGGATGTGATAAGTTTATTTGCTCCATATTATCCTAATATTGCGCCACCCGATGACACCGGTGCATTAATTGGTAACCTTGTTGTTGTTGCTGCTTCTGCAGCAACTTTTGCCGCTGCTGCAGCTTGTTTTTTTGCAAATTCTTCTTGTTGTCTTGATTTCTCTAAAGCATTTTTTGCAAATTGTTCTTTTTGTAATTCTTCTTCTGACTTTCCTCTATAGCCTGTCGAATTACTGGGTGGGGGTATGTATTTTCCTTCCATTAACATAGCTTTTTCATACATATTTGCATCATATTTAAGTAATGATGTAAATGTAATTGTTATATTGTAAGCTTCGGGATAAATGACCCCAGCATGCAAACTTTTAGTACCGACATGAGTTGTTTTGAAGTCCGAAACATAACAAAAAGGCAAATTAACTTTACCAGGAATCAAAATATCGTATATGCGCGAAGGATCCACAGCAATCAAATCTTTGCGATGAGGCATATTATTCAAACCAAATAATTTAATAAACTTTGTGTTTTTTTCCGTTTCAAAACTATTTACAATATTATAAAGTGGAAATGAAATGGTTACTGATGGTTGACCTACGCTATTAAAATCATAAAATTGAGGCATCTGAATATATGCGCCGGGGGATAATAACGCCGGCAGTTGTGACAATTTTTGTAAATTCTTACCTGCGTTACCTGTATCTAAATTAAACAGGCCCGCAGAAAATTGAAGATATTCATTGGAATCAGAAAATTGATTTGATAAAGATAAAAATTCATCATCTAAATACGGAAAAATAAATTTATTTCTTGTTGGCGATACGGTATATAAATGATCATATAATTTCTTCAATTTTTCATTATGCCAAGACATGCTGCTTTCATTTAACCCAGTATTAGATTTAAATTTTTCAATAAGAGTTTTAGCCTTTTGTGCTGCACTAGAAGATGAAATTTTTTGTGCTGCCTTATCTGCACCTTCTGAAAATGTTTTTGCCCATTCTGGTGATATTATATCATTGAATGATCCGCCCAATGTTTGAACTGTAGCTGCAATTGCATTGCCTGCGATATTGCCTGTTTTCTTTAAAGCATCTATACCTATAGTAAACGATGCTTTTAAATTTTGAACTAGGGGTGATGTACTTATGTTATATTCAGTAGCAATTAAATTTGGTACATTTTCTATTATTGAATTTTTATTCTCGGATAAAGTCCAAATATAATCTTTTAAAATATTGAATTCTTCAGAAATTGTTTTTCTTTCAATGGGGGTTAATGTTGCGGGTTTAGGCTCTGCTATTTGAATAGATGGTGTTTGTTGTGGTTCTCTGCTGCCTAAATTTTCGCGCATTTGTCTTTTTTCTGGTGGTCCTGTGGGTATTACCCCGAAAGGTCCGTCTGTCTCAATTGCCATTACAATCTACCTCCCATTAAATTTGTTGATGATACTGTACTATTTAAAAAATTTCTTCTCGAATCTGAAACATTTAATTTTAATTTTATGTCATTATCTAAAGGCATTTGAACATTATTAGTTTGTGATGATCCGGTTTTTTTTGCAATTACTTGTAATAATTCTGTTTGTTCAGCTAATATTAGATTTTGAACATTCATTAATTTTATATCTTCTGCAGATGGCGTTATATTAGGCTGAATAACAATAGGTTTTGGTGTTTCTACTGTTGTTGTAGGTTTTTTTACTTCGGGTAAATTATTAAAATCCGTTGGTGTTAATTTTGCAATTTCTTTGGTGGCTGCAGGTGTCATCATTATACCATCATTTCCTTTTGCTATCTTGGGATATTTTGATGCTATTTTAGCTTTATCTACTAATAATTTTTGGTTTTCTGTAAATTTTAATTCTTCTTGATATTTTAATTTTTCTTGTTTATTTTGTTCTTCAGACAGCTTTTTAGCCTGGTCATTTATATTAGGCATTTCAATTTTTTTCTTGCTACTAAAAAAATTCTTAAATGATGACCATAAATCTTTCAACCAGGTCCATGCGCCAGTTAGCATATTTGCTACCCAATCATACATTCCATTAAATGTATCTTTTATACCTTCCCATATTTTGCCGGGCAAAGTTTTATTAACTTCAAATTGTGCCTCTTCTTCAGGAGTTCTTGTTATATCTCTCCAAGCTTGCCACACACCCAATCCAATAGATATTGCAGTACCGACTCCGGGGAAACAAGAAGCAATTGCGGAGGCAATTTCTATTAAAGACCCAAAATAATCACCTTTTGAAAAACGATCATAAGCAAAATATGCTCCTAAAATTCCACCCAGTATAGGCAATCGCTTAGCTAAAAATTTTAAACTCTTTCCACCGAATCCTAATAGTTTAGATAAAATACCTTCCTTGCCGCCTTTTGCTAGAGCTTCGACTCCCTTAGTAGCTACTTTAGCTACATCATCAGATGCTTGTGTAAAGGGTATTTTTAAATTACCAAATATTGTGGGCATTTTTTCAGTTAAAAATTTAAATGGCCATTGAACTATAGTAATTACCTTTTCTTTCATTAAATTCACAATATCCATTGTGGTTTTGCCTCCCATTAATTTTATTTTTGCTAATAAGTCTATAGTACCTTGCCACGGCGCAATTTTATCTGTAAAAAAATGTGATAGTAAAGATAGAATAGGTGACGCAGCAAATAACATTGCTCCCAATCCCTTCACAACATTGTAAAATCCGCGTATTGCTCTGATTAAAGATCCTATAATAGGTATTGTTTCTAATAAATTGAGAAATCCAGAGTCAGACTTTTTTTCGTCTTTCTTTTTTTCGTCTTTCTTTTTTTTATTTTCTTTTGAATTATATGTCAAATTGTCTGGTTCAAATAAATCTTTTTCTTTTGTTTCTTTTTCTGTCTTTAATTTATTTTTTTCAGATGCGGCTAATATTTTTGAAATAGCACTAACTTTCATTACAGAATTAAAAATCTTTGCTATAGATGCATATCTACCTTTTTCCGGACTTGTTAATGATATATCATTGTTTTTTTCTTCTTTTTCGCTTTCTATTTTTTGAACGACATTTTCTTTATTTTTTGTCTGAATTATTTTTGAAATAGCACTAACTTTCATTACAGAATTAAAAATCTTTGCTATAGATGCATATCTACCTTTTTCTGGGCCCGTTAATGCTGCTATATTCGTTTTTTCATCTCTTGGTATTAAATTACCGCCTATTACTTTTAATGCTTCTTTAATATCATTAAAAGTTTTAGAAAGCTCTGCTATAGCCGACCCAGTTTGGTTTGTGGCTTGTATAGCAGCTGCAGTGTTAGCCATGGTACTGGCTGTTGTTCTGGCATATTCAGTGATTACATTCTTTAAGGATGTATTCGTTGATGTTAGTTGCTTTAATTCATTTAAAAGACGTTGTGTGAGGTCTTCTTTTGCCATTGTAATTATTTAATGGCATGATCTTTAAACAAACAACCTTGCATCTAAAGTAAGTTTTACTCCTTCAACAGTGAGATATTCTTCTTCGGGATTTTTAAATTTTTCAGCAATTAATGTATTCAATTTTGTAATGATAGAGGCTGGTAATTGTTCTATTAATTTTAATCTATCTTCAATTGTCAGTAAAGACATATCCTGTTGGAGCTCCCCAATTTGAATTGTTTTTATATATTTTAATACTTCGAACACATACATTTCACCAATAATATTAGTTAAATCAATATTTGAAGCTTTTTTAATCTTTCCTAATTGCATTTTTGATACAACCTGATCTATAGCTATATTAGGAGCCTGTGCTGTTATCTTAAGTGGTCCTTCTTCAATAAAAAAATCTTCAAATGCTGAAGCTTCAACATTTAATTTTTTATCAATAAAAATTTTTGTATCAATTTGTTTATCTTCTGATTCTAATAATTGTGAAGTAAATTTATTTCTTAGCGCAAAAGCTATAACAGGTTTATCTAATAATCTATAATTATTTTTTTCTAAGCTATTTTGATCAATAATTGCATTGAAAATTACATTAAATTCCAATAAATTAAAAATTTCAGATGAAATACCTGATTTTAAAATTTCTTTCTGTTGTTGTAATGACAATGGTTTGAATGAAACCGTCCGTTGCAACGAAGGTATAAAAACATTTACAGTATCTTCGAAGTTAATTTCATTTAATTTGCTTAGAATATCATTCAACCCCATGAAAATTATGTATGGCTATAATGAAAAATTGCTATTGGTTTTCTTTTGTGCTTCTTCTTGCTTTTTAATTTCATTGTTTTGCAATGCAACATACATTCTAGCTTCATTAAATGTCATAGACATAAAATGATCATATGATATATTGAGTTTTGTAATTAAATTAAATTGCAATTCATAAAAATTTTTTAAATTATCATTATATATTGTTTTTATAAATTCAAATAATGAATTATTAAAAGGATTAAGTTTAAAATTTTTAAATGATTCCAATATATCAATATTAAAAATATTTTTATCTTCTATATATGATATATATTTTAAAATATATTCTTTAATATCATTATAAATGCTAGCTGGAATACTCTCATATAATGAGATTTTCTCATGATCAGTTAGATAATTTAAATCTAAGTCATTAATTTTTAAAATGCATTTAAGAAAAATGTCATCATTACTATCCAATAGAAAATTATTAGGAATTCCGATCTTGAATTTTAAATTTCCTATATTAATTTCATTATAATCAATTTTTAAATTTTGTATATTCTTACAAATATCAAAAAGATTATATTTTATCTGTGTATTTTCTGCGAAAAATTCTATTACATTTCCTATAGAAGCAGATCTCATTTCTAATAGAATACAAAATTTATCTAAATTTGATAAATCAGAAGGTGATATATCTGTAAGATCATTAATGCATTGATCAAAAAATGATAACAAGTCATTATAACTGTTGTTTTGTAAAAATTTTAAAATATCTAAATAATAAAAATTATTAATTTCTTTAATTTTTACAAATTTCTGAGAAACTGGTAAAAATAATGTAGTATAGAAATTAGATTTTATCATTATACTAATTTATAATGATAATAATTATAAATCCATGTGGTATTCTTTGCAACTATCTTCTCATCATCATATTGCAAGCTTGAACCGTCTGCATTGAATGGCGTACAATCTATAAAATTGTGTATCTTTCGAATAGGTTTATCACTACCTTTAGTATATTGTACTACCTGTATATCCGCTTTTAACGATGGCTTACCCGGGATCATTGCGTTGCCTCTATAGCCACATGCAATAATCCAAGGTTTAATAAGACCGTCCACAATATCTATATTTGTCTCCAATAAAGATATTGAAATTTCACGTTTGCCTCCGGAAGCGCGGTTTTTGATTACACTAGACTGCAAAAAACAATTATCTCCATCCATTGAGATAGGACTCATCTCTAAAGATTCACCTGGTATATCAACACTCTGAGCAAAATAAAGTCCTAAACCTTCTTCAGTGGGATTAGTTCGTGCACCTAAAAAATTTTCGAAATGTGAATATTTTGTTGCTTCGCGCAATTGCGAATGATCTGCAGTAAAAAAACGTGATATTTCATTAAAAAATTGAAATAAATCACTCTTAGGTGCTATTCGTACCACCCATTGTGTTTGTAGGGGGACATCGGTCCCCCATACAGACAAATTATTTAAGAAATGTTCGCGAGATGAATATATATTCTCTGCCATTTATAATAGTTATGACAAGAATGCATTAATATTCGGGAATGCATTAGATAAGTTTGCTATAGCAAATTCACCGGGACGCTTTTCTTCGAAGAAGTGATAAGCAAACGTAACATCAAATGTTTTAACACCACCGGTACCTTCGGCAATTTCATATGACATTTCTCCAACATTACGGATTGAAGCACCAAATAATGTATATTGCATTACAGGGTTGAGCTTCTTGTCTAACTGAAGAAGCTCAATATAATTAGTTCTATCCGGTGTATTGTAAGTACCTGTACTAGTTGCATCATTAAACACAGCACGTGTTTCTGCAATTAAGCGTTCTCTAATGAGTGAATTAGCATCACAATAGAATGTTAATGAAAATGCATCGGATCCTGGATATGTTGCTATAGTAGGAATGTTGAAATTCATTCCCATATACTTAACTTGCTCGTTTTCAATGTTTCTGCCCGGTAATGTAGCTGTTTTTACGTAAACTAGCTCTTCTTCACCTAGAAACATTGTGCCAGTGCGGATCATCATCACGCGAAATAGATAGTCACGTGCGAAGTCCGCCACCGCTGCTCTGTCATAAAACCCTCTAATTGTTTGTGTTGTGTCTGCCATATACTTATTTATGGGTTAATAATTATTAGAGACGAGGACCACTTACCAATTCATTGAAGCTAGCACCGGTTCTGGTCGCGATAAAGTTAACTAAAATGAACTCAGATGCACGTACTGGTTTGATATAGATATCAACAACCAATTCATTATTATCAATTGAATCTGGTGTATTGTTTCTCTTATCAGATACAATCATGTAATCTGTTACACCTTCTGTAGACTTAGCAAAATTGAATACTGGGTTTAATGCATTCACGAGACGTGTGCGTGTAAATGTCGTATTGGGTTCAAATACGAAGTACTTAACAGTCTTCTTAGTAGCCTTTTCAAGATATAAGAACATTCTTCTTACATTAATACGGTCAAATGCACTCGGTTGACGTTGCATGGTCTTCTGACCAAAGATAGTAATGCCATCACCAGGGAAGAATGCCACAGGATTTACTGAAATCTTATACAATTGATCTCTTTCTTTTTGTTTAGGAGCTACTGCAAGTTCTAAAACATTACGTACACGTCCTCTAGTAAATCCAGCTGGTGCATACCATGGGTAGAAATTAGAGTCCGTATTAGCAAAACTTGTTGCAGCAAAACTTGAGAATGGCACCCAAACATTTAATCCAGCTACAGCATCATAAATTTTTGCCCAGTTGCCGTAAGTACATGAATAATTCGAATTAGCGAGTTCAAATAAATGTTTTAATGATGTATAGATATCGCGTGAGAATGAATTATTTGCATTGGGTAATACCTTACTATTCTCACCCTTAACAAAAATTTGACGCAATGGATCGGCAATGAACATACAATCTTTGCGGGATTGTGAACAGAATGTATCAAATTTTTGGAAAATTGTGTTGTATAGTGCCCTTAAATCTTGTGTAACATCAACAGGTGACACATATTCACCAGTGGTCTTCAAAAGACTCAATCCAGTTGCAAAATTTTCTGATACTACTGTGTCATCAAAGTATGTTACTTGGTTGGCGCAGCAAGTTGTAAAGATTGTTCCTAATCCACCCTCAACAACAATATCCAGATCAAATAATTCATCATTTTCTACTTTATAAAGCGCATTTTCAATCTTAAGTGGTAGATTACCCATGTCTTTTGCTTTAATATCTAAACTCGTATACGGACCTGTTGCGTATAGAGCATCACTAGTATTAAAAGAAGCAGCTAAACCAACATAATCCAAGTAGTAACCGCCGAAACGTTTTCCTGTTGTGTTGTCGCTAGCTAGTGCTTTCACTGCTGAATTACTATATAAACGAACCTTTTTATTGGGTACACCTACAGCATTTAACCATGTATCACCGCCTCTATTAGTAATATAATCATTTACGATGATTTTAACGGCACGACTTTCTTTTTGTGGCGCTGAAATGAAATAAGAAACAGCTTCACCACCGTTTACATCTTGTATTTTACGATTGAAATCTAGTGAACCAATATGATTTCTCTCTAAGATATAATCCATCTTAATAGCATCAGGAGTGTAAATTGATCTACGGAGCTTATAGATACTGATTGATAATGTATCATCAAACTTTTCAGAAGTTGAATCGGGGAAGTTATAGAATGTTCTTTCGAGATTATATGAAAGATTCGAATCGTCACGAACAATGCCGCCGTCAGAACCCCCCGAAAGAGAGAAATTCAATCTCTCTGAAGGAATTTCTGTGAACCCAGTACCATATAACCCAACTGAAGGTGCTGTTTGTGTAATAGTATAAGCCTTTAATATACTATCATGGTCTGTAGTTGGCTCGGCATTTGTATTATCGGTAATAGCTGCATAGAATCCTTCTGCGTTTGATTCTGTTACTGTTTGTCCTTTATTCAAAAGAATGAGTCCTGCCTTGCCGAAATCTGCAACAGACGTAATTAATGATACATCAGTGCTGGTAGTAGACCAGTTAAATGCGGTCCCTTCAATGACAGCATTATATTGATCAAGCGTCAATTCAAAGAATTTCGGCGCACCTAGTACGTAAGTACCCGCAGATACTGCAATGTTATTGGTTTTTGTTACTTCACCAGCAGAGAAGAAAGATGTACTAACATCTGTTAGTGCAGATACAGCAGCTATTGACGATGCTGTCAGGCCTTTAATTAAAGTATTATATTCAGCGTCGGTCAATTTTGCATAAGTTGTATCTGTAAATTGAATACCATTAGCTGATACAAAAAGGAAATCAGTTGCATTAAATGATACAGACGTCACACTATCCACTGTTGTGGTGCCTAAGTTAAAAGCAGATGCGGCGATAGACTTTGTAACTCTCCATACTACTGTTGAATTGTTTGTTTCTAAAGTAACAACAGGATATACTAATGCACCGTAAGATGAACCGTAACCATATCCTGCACCAGGTCCGTAAGGAAGACGATTTACATAAAGTGATGCGTTTGAATCTGTTATAATTTGCTTTGCGGAATGATAAAAATAGCGCTCCGCAGGAGTTACAGGCGCACCATATACTTGCTCTAAATCTTGAATAGAGGTGATTTGAATTATTTCATCTGTTGGTCCTCGTTGTGCAAATCCTGCTAGAAATACATTTGTACCGGTTGGTTGAAATGCTACTTGTGAAATGTCAACTTCACGAATTTCAACGCCGGGCGACTGAATAGTTCTCATATAGGACTTATTTATACTTTTTTTGAGTCCTTTTTTATACTAGCAAGCAATATAGTTCTGAGAAAGCAAAAGTAAATGATGATTCAATTTCATTAGACTGTCTATATGTGTATGATATTCCATCTAAAGTTGTGGGAAATGCATTTTTATATATCCATTTTATGACATCATTATTAAATTCATCTTTAGCTACTATGGTAATATCTGTACTGTATTCGCCCAAAGAACCAACCGCTTCTGATATATCATTGCATCTTAATGAAGTTGCATAGGTCCCTTCTTGAGCTTCTCTTAAAGCATTTAACCATGTATATATGACCCAATAATTATTAAACATATTATCAACAGTAAAGTTTACTTTCAGTGGATCATACTTTGGATGCGAATGAGATGTTATACTAAAAGGTGAACCGCTATATGCCAAGTCAACAGAAGGGACATTTATGGTAGGTACGATGGCACCATATATTGAAAAAGCCATTGTGTCTAATGAAATAGATGTACTTTTTCGTTCAAATCTCTTATTAATATTTCTCAATAACGGCGGTATATCAAAATACATCTGAAACTTATCACCTAAAGCTTTATTTAAAATAGCTTGATCATTAGAAGTTGTTTCATTTCCTATCATAATTATTCAATTGATGTTGTTTCTTTTGTATCCGCCCATTTCTTAGGCAAAAGAAAATTAGCCCTACTAAATTCTAATCGGTCTACAAACTTCACACCATTCTGATCTTGATCAAAAGCAACATAACCTTCCGGATTTGTTACTTTAATGTCGCCATTAGGCATTACTAAAAAGGTGCCCATAGCTGCACCTTGTAATATAGAATTATATTTTTGTATAAAAATATCTTTAATTTGTTTGACGTCTCTAATAAAATTAAATAAATGCAAAATAGTATCAGCATTCTTATCTAAGAGTTGCAGCGTTTGATTTTTTAAAGCAATTTTCGGTTCCTTTCGCTTCACTGATTCGATGTCTTTATCTAATCGCGCAGTCAACCATTGAATAAAATCATTTAATGAATAACGAAGATCAGATAAAAACTCTCCTTCTTTGATTTTTGAATTCAAAAATATATTAATATAATCAGAAATTTTGTTTTCGAGGTAGGAAAAATTTATCAAATTAATATGTGATTCGGCGTTCTGTATTGTTCTTCGAATAAAATTTGTTTCTTCTTCTGTTAAGCTTATAGTACCTGCTTTATTATCGAATAAAGCATCTATAATATAGGCAGAACTAGATTTCAAATGTTCAACAGACACACCAAATTTTTTATTAACAAATCGTTGTTTGCCTTCTTCATCTATACTGGGGTCATATTTTGTATGAAATGCTACGCCTATCTTGTAATTAGATATTTGTTTTGCTTCTGCAGAATCAATTGGGAATGTATAAAGGATAGTATTTGGTCTAAATCCAATATACTCCTTACCTGAAATTACATATTTTTGAATAAGACCGGGCCAAAAAAGGAGATCACCTTGGTAAACACCATCAAAATTTGTTGATTTGAGTGCATTGAATGCATATATTAATTTATCAATTAACCCAGGTGCCTCATTGTGATTCTTTCTTATATCTGCTACACTATAAGAAAGTTTCGGATCATTACTAAATGCACTTTTTGTTGATATAAAAAACTTGCCGTATGAGTCTCTACCGCATACGATTGCGGGCGCGCCATCAATTTTTACTGTCATGTTAATCTTTCTATCTGTATTACTTTTTAACATATCCAATAAAACAGAAATATATTGCAATGTTTTAATTGCTCCTTCTTTTCCCTTCTTTAAAACTAATTCATCTAGATGAGTCAAATGCTTATTTGTGGTATCAGCATTCTCCATTAAAATAAAATAATCTTTAAAGCTTCTCATGCTTCTATTTATCATTGCAGAGGTTTCCATCCAGATTGCATCATATCATTTAAATCGTTATCAATATACATCTGATTACCAAACATGGTCGGTATTACATTATAGACACCACTGTCATTTTCATTCATATAAAATGAATTTGGATTCTTTGTAGCACCCACACCCCAATCATAAGGTCTGATAGATGCTGGTTTGTTATTTTCATCTGTTGCTATCACCTCAAAATATTTCGAAATCAATTTTTCATGCAATATTAACAAAGCCCATCCTAATGACATCACTCTATCATCATGTTTGTCTTGTTTTGCCTTCCATGTTCCATTGGGCAAACGAACAAAATCTCTAAGCTCTTCTACCGTCTGCAAATCATTTATACGTACAGCATCAATAGTGTTAATCCAATATCTTTGATTAGTAACATTATCATATTTTGTATTTGTGTGGCAAACAACACCCAATGGCACTGTACTGCGATTTAATTCTTTGAATCCATATGATATTATATTTTCATAGAGATAATCTTTTCGTAAGTTATCAACTACCTGTGCACCGCATTTGTCTCTTTCAACTAGTAATAAAGGCGATCCCCATTGTTGCAATATCTCATGTAATTTACTAGTAAACTCAATAGGAGATATGGTATTTGAGGTGTATACTGCGACCTGATTAATAGCTCTCAAATTTGTTAAATCAAGAATTTGAACCACTGTATTATCTTTGCCCACACCTTCAGCTACATCCACACCAGCAACATAAAGTTTTCCTTCTTTTGGCAGCTCCCATATTTTATAGGAGCCTTCCATATATACATATTCGGGTGACGACGCTTTAGTTCTTAAAGAATCAAAGGTCGATGCATTAATTGATGATTCGCCCACTTCATCAAAAATACATTCAAATTCTCTTAAGAAATCTTCTGGTGATGCCAATGAACCTATTGTTTCTTTCTTCCATTTTTCATCACGACCAGGTACATCATACCATGGCACTTTCATATTCACCCAACTATTTTCATTTTTTACTGAGCCGTCATATAATTTAAAAAACAGCCCAGACGTATCTCTGGGCGTAGATGCCATAATAATTTTAGATTTTTTAGAATTTGAAATAATAGGATATACAGAAGCCCAAAAACTTTCTAATAAATGCGGTTCAATCCAATCCGCTTCGTCGACAAATAATAAATTAGCAGAGCTACCGCGGCCTGCTGATCCCGTTGTTGTAGTAATGCCTATGCGAGATCCATTAGCTAGCTCCATAGACTCTTTACCATATTCTTTCACCCCCGGCTTAAGCCAATTAGGCAATTCTTCATACGCTAATCGTATTCTCTTAAAAATTTCTTTCGCAGTACTTTCTTTGTTTGCAACAATCAGAATATTTTGATGCTCATTAAAACAAGCCGTCCATAAACAATAGATAGTAGAGATAGTACTTTTACCACTTTGTCTAGCAAATAATAACAATGAAAAGCGATTATCTCTCATCATGCGCAATGATTTTTTTTGATATGTATGAAGTGGTATTTTTATTTTTTCTCCATCTGTGATTATATAAAAATAATTTTCTGCAAAATGTAAGATATTATCTTGGCATTTTTTAATTTCTTTAATCTCTTCAATGCCATAATCAAACTGTGCGTCGACAGTCGGCAAATTGGGATTATTCAAATAGACTTTTTGTCTTGCCATGTATAAATAGTTACCTATATGAACAAAAATGACACACCGACATTTCAGAAAGCCTCTGATAAGAAAATTCATCCATATATGACACCACCGACAGTTGCGGGTAAAAAAGGAGTAGCATCTATGGGAGTGCCAACACCAAAAGAAACTGATCTCTCAAAAAGAGAAGAAAGTTGCGACTCTTGTGAAAAAGTAGCAAAAGAAAGTATAAATACAAACAATATGAGTAAGTTTTTATTCGACAGACTATTTGAAGATGTAATGTCCGGTTCTGAATTTGGCGGCGGTGATGACGCTGCTGATTTGGGTATTGATGTTGGTGATGATATGGGCGGTGAAGATGTTGGTGGTGACCAAGTCACTATTACCCTCGACCGAGCAACCGCCGAGAAGCTTATTGGCCTTATCCAAGGAGCTATGGGTGGCGTTAGTGAAGAAGGTGAAGAAGAAGGTGAAGAAGAAGGTGAATTAGATGGCGAAGGCGGGGAAGAAGGAGAAGAAGAAGGTGAAGGCGCGATGGGTGAATCTATTGAAGTAGTAGCCGAACCAAAGCCATTTGGAGCAAAGCCCGAAACACTTCAAAAACGAGACAATAAGGTTTCATCTAAGTATAAAGCAGCTGGTGGAAAAGCGCACACTGGCAGTGTTGCACCGCTTCAAGCCGAACCAAAACCACTCGGTGCTAAAGCTGATACCCTTCAAAGCAAAAGCAATAAAGTAGCTGGATTTAGTACAGCAGGAACAATCTTCGGTTCTTAATTTTAAAATTTTATAATATCTTTAAGAGACTCTATGAAAATAGAGTCTCTTTTTTTGTTTAAACATAAATAATAATATGTTTCCTACTTTTAAGGAATTCTTTTTTGAAAATAGAAAAGGCGAACGCAATCCTTTTCATACAAATGCATTTGCCGGTTTTGATGGCACAAAACCAAATATGACATATGCAGTAAACAAAAGCGAAAATGAATTTGAAGAGGCTTTAAAAAATTTACGTTCAGGAGCAGCATCGTTCTTAGTTGTTACTCCTTTGTTTAAAAACTATCTTATAAAAAAATATCCTCAGCATAATTTCCCCACACAGGAAGGTGAAAAAGTGGCCTTAGGCAGATCGGGTTATTCAACAAATCAAATTTTTTTGTCAATGAATAATACAGGTCAGTTTGTATTGACTAACAAATAATATGTCTACTTATACATGCTATTATTCGGGGGCAGGAAACGGCAGTCTCTGCTATGAACTGTACGACAAAACGCGCTTGCAGCCTGATATGCAATTAATTCAGAATTCTGTTGAAGAATCTATAAATCTTTTGGGTCAAAAAGTAGATTATTATATTAATACATACCAGCCTATTAGTGCAGATAATTTATATGGGGAACAACCAACTATGGTGTATCATGGCCCTTATGTAATAAAGATGATTATTAATTTAAATGAGTCATCTTTAGCATTATCAAAATTTGGTTTTAATGCCGAAGATGAAATAACTGCTTTCGTTTCTATACAAGGATACAAGAGAATATTTGCTGAGGATTGGATCTATATGAGTCTCGATCAACCAATAGAACCTAAAGCTGGTGACGTATTTTGTATGTCTGAGTATGGTAGTACTAGGCCACACGAGAGAGCAGGCAATTATTTTATCATTACTGAAAGGAGAGACCAAGATATATCTGATATTAATCCATTAGGGGGTCATTATACCTGGCGCATTAATGCTAAACGATTAGAGTATTCATTTCAGCCCGGTATCTCTGGTGAATCTAAGAATGAACAAGTATATGACGATACATTTGCTGGATTGTTATCTACCGACATTACTGAAGACCCTCTCACTAATAATATTCCAGTCACATTCGTGGAAAGCTTAGTAGAAAATAATTTCCCTGATGAATTAGGTGATTATGTGGGCGATGCAGCTGATGCTATTGATGGTGGATCTGATATTTCAAACCCATTTGATGACGGAGGAGATTTTTAATTTTATGTCTATACCAGGATCAACACCCACACCAAGAAAAAGCTATCCAGGAAGTACAGATGAGGAAAGCAAACTTTATTTTGATATGTCTGTTAATAATACTTCTGTTTATGGGGGATTTTCGGTTGGGCCAGAAGAAGGTGAAGGTGGTGAAGGTGATCAAATAGTTCAACCCCCCTCGGTTGCATTCAATCAAATCAGAAACATTGTTATTAACAATGTTAATGATACTATGAACGATTTCATTCAACGTGATATTGACGTGGTACAAGGCGGAGACTTTTAATTATTAAACAAAATTTTGACCAGCTGCAGTACCATACCATGTATTGCCGTCGATACTCATAAATGAATATATATCTGTAGCATTTGCGGTCGTCGTCATTGTTGGTGCACTTCCGGACCATTTAATTGTTTTTCCTGTAAATGTCCATGTAACTGTTTTACCCCCTGTTCCATCCTGAGTCAATGACAAGAGGAATGAATTCACTCCAGTTGGAATATTTTGCAATGTAAAACTATTAATACTGTTATTAAGAGTAATAGAGAATACAGTACCCCCAGATAAATCCAATGTTGCAACATTAGATACAATACTCGGCGATTGTGATGTCTCAGAATATGATTTTAATTTTATATAATTTGTATAAGAATTCCAATTACCGCTATTAGAGCTAACCGTTGTGTAAGTGCTTTGCCAATTGCTAGACAAAGCTTTTAAGTCATTGCCTTGATAGTTCCAATTACTGCTATTAGAGCTAACCGTTGTGTAAGTGCTTTGCCAATTTGCAGAAAGTAATGATACATCCGATCCACCTGTGCCACCAGACCCCCACAAAGAGCTGTTTGCATTAACTGTTGTGTAAGTGCTTTGCCAATTGCTCGACAAAGCTTTTAAGTCATTGCCTTGATAATTCCACGTAGTGGCACTATTAGCCTTTACAGTATTGTAAGTATTATTCCAATTACCACTATTAGTACTAACTGTTGTGTAAGTGCTTTCCCAGTTAGAAGAAAGTGCTTTTAGATCATTACCCTGATATCCCCAATTACCACTGTTAGTACTAACTGTTGTGTAAGTGCTTTCCCAGCTAGATGATAAATTATATACAGCTATATATGCATTAGATATATCTGTTGAGTCGGGTGCAATACTTCCTACAATAGGAAAATTGCCATATAAAATACCGGAAGCGGACAAATTGCCATTTAAAATAAAATCGCCTTGAAAAGGATATGCGGGGGAAGCAATGGGATCATACGCACTATCTAGTAAACCAGCTGTAGATAATGTGTGGTGATTAGATCTGTGCAATTTATCATGAAATCGTGCATTACCGGACATTGAAAATATTTACACCTATTAAATACTTTTAATGTCAACGGGAATGAATTTTACTTGTATTTCAGCTTTCGACGCATCGAAAGATATTATTTGGTCATTCTCTTACAAAATAGAAGATAGGCGTACTGGTTTAGGAGGAGCTGGGTTTACGACATTTTTAAATTATCTTTCTGCACAAACGGGTGGTGGTAAAAATTATGGTATGGGTTACGGTCCGAGCTCTACAGTTTTAAATGATGGAGTTGATGGTAATTTTTTAGTTGCGGGGTTTGACAATTCCGGATATTTTGGTACTTCCGCATATGGATTTTCTACCGGTTTAGCTGCTCCTAAATTTAATTCTTTGACTGTTAGAAAAGATACAACATTTGAATATCTTACTTCGCAAGAAATGACTAGTTTCTATATAAAAAATACAAACTGGCAAACATTAAGATTTCAATTGACAAATAAAGGCAATATTTTCAAAGTATTTTACTGTGATTCAGAATTTAATTATAAATTAGTATCTGAAGTACAAACCCTATCTACTTTTTTAAGTCCTACTAAAATGTATATAGGGATGTCATATGCATCCCCTATACAAGGAGGCGATGATTTTAAATTGTCGATACGAGACTTTCATTGCTACGGAAATCCTCTTCCTTAAGAATTTCGAGATCATAGATGTACTCTTCTACCTTTACATCATGAATCATAGCTGGTGCACGTTCTACAATATATTTTTGAAAATCTAATGGTTTAATCCAATCATTCCTTTTATTCAAATCAATATTGTGTTCTTCTGCAGTCTTAGTAACAATATCCAAAGCTTCAATCAAACAAAGCCAACGTGCGTACGTTTCTACAGACATCTTGTGATCACCAATTGTTACTTCGATATTTTTATTCATGTATATTTTTTAACAGGTTTCCTAATAAAAAGTAAATCAAATTATGATCAAAGCTTTTATTATAATCATGCACTATGATGTCTACAATTTTCTCTAATGCATTAAAGTATAGATTAATTTTTTTATTTGAAACTTTCTTTTCTTCATCGGGTAAATTATCAATCAGATAACTCTCAATCGAAAGGTTCAAATTTGCTAATAGCTCATTATTAGATGATTTTTTAGAAAGACTATAACCCTGTTGAAGTGCGCGATATGCATTATGTGATTGTTGTAAAGAAAATTTTTCAAATAACCCCAATAAATCTTGTTTTTTAATTCTTGCTTCATGTTGATGGGTTGGTGAAGAAATTTTTTCTTCTGCATTTTGCAATTCTTTTGAATTAAACGGCGTCTCCATTTTCTTTATAAATAATGTTAAAGGCTTCTGATTTTTCTAATTTTACGGGTTCTGTTTGAAGAAATGTTTTGACATCGACATCAACACGAACATTTTTATTACAGTCCAGACACTTATATGAATTGTCTTCATTTAATCTGATAGGAATAAAATTATCAATTGCTTTATCACAAGGGCACTTTACATTACAACCTTGCTTAGAATATTCTCTGAGAATATCAATTTGATTTTTTTCGTTTATAACATTTAAAATAGTATTCCAAATATTATAAAAAATAATCTGCAACATAGATAGGCAGAATAACCAACCTAAAAATGTTTTTATATCGTTAGCGAATAAAAAGGATATCGTGCCAGATATTAATAAAAGAACAATTACACCACGCAACATTCTTATATAATATTTCAAAATGATAATTTGTCAAGATACTTTATAATATCTTGTGCGAATATAGCATTAATTTTATTGATGCGCTCGATTAATTTTTGTGCGACTACTTTTTTTGATTCAGAAGCAGTATCTGAATTACTATAATCACTTACTTTGTCAGATAGTGTTTTCAATTCTACAATATAATTTGCTATTTGCGGAATAATCACTGATGATTGGAATTGATGTGGTAATATTTTAGGTGTGCCTTCTACAGAGGGGATTTGCGTTTTTAAATCGGTGAGAGAGGAATCAGATGCATCAGGACCGATACCTGTTACATTACGATTAGCATCGGCAATAGTACTATCTTCATTAAAAAAACGTCTTCTCACAAAATTATTTACCATTCTTGAATAAATAAATGCATGAGTAACTTATTTGAAAGTGCATTTAAAAAGGTTTTAAATGAAGATGATGGTGTAGAAATTTCAGATTCTGAAGCTATGGCATCAACTTTGGATAAGGGTACTGATGTGTCTGATTTTGATATTGAGGCTAGTACACAGCAAGCTTCAATTGCTGCAGCTCAAGCCAATGTTGCTATGGTAGAAAGGCTTCATGAATGGATTGGAAAAATATCTGAATTTACAAATTTTTTAAATGGCCAAGGACCTGATTCTATCCAATCACAACTATCAAAAGCACATGAAAAAAGTTTGTTTGGATCACTAAAGACATCAGAAACAAAAAAGATTGCATTAGTTGCACGTGAGTTAGCAGGGTTTAAAGAAATCCTAAATGGTTATATTGCATCTTCTGGTGATCCTAAGTACAAAGGCGTTTAATACATCGCTTTTAATCTTATCTCAGCAGCTAATCCCCCGTAAGAATTTTTCTTTATAAATTCTTTTGGAATTTCATTTATTTTTAATGAAATAGCTAGGTCATTGAAGTCTTTTATTTTTTTACCGACATTCTCAGGCCATATAAAAATAGTCTCACCCTTTTTAGCTAAAATCTGACTTTTCTTTTTAGCGGCTTCATCAATCCATTGCGAATCAAGTACCCAAATATAATCCTTCAATAATAATGAATTAATTTGGTCTTGTTGCTTTGTTGAAAATAATTTTTCTGATTCATCTTGAATACCCGCGACCGCTATTCCATTTTTTGTAAAACAGGAATTAAACGGTCCCTCAAAGATAAAAACCTCATTATCATCATTGATCTGATCAATATTAAACAATGTTTTTTCACTATTAATTTTTGATATATAACGAGGTTTTAACTTATTATCCGCAGATAGGATGGTTCTTGTTTGATAATGCACTATCTTATTATTTTTATCAAAGAATGGAACAACCAATCTATTCTTATGAACCGGATCTGTTAATGATATATAAAATGCTTTAGGGCGATTAATTGCCACATTTAATCGTCTAGCATGAATAAATTCCAATGCTCTGATTACAACCGTTTCCTCTTTATAATATTCAACTTGTTGTTCGTCAAATAAATTTATGCAATCTTCTGGCAATGTTGCCGATTGTATAATCTCTTTCTTTTCTGTTGTAATATCATCTAATGATATGGTAGAGTAATTCTCTAACTCTTTTTTAATATCAAAAATTGACATACGCGTCACTTCTTGTATCCAAGAAAGTGG